AATCTTTACCTACTGACTGCGGTACACCAACTTTTTTAGCCATCTTAGGATTATGGGCAATCATTTCCATAAAGTTATGTTGTTTTTTGCTTGAGCTTGGCATATTATTTCCAAAACTTTTCAAAAACTGCTACCAACACACCACCAAATAAAACTGCGGCTACATTACCAATATAATGCAATGTTTTCTTTTCTGCTTGTTGTTCAGCTAACATGCGGCGTATATCATTAACCCCAGTTTTAAGTTCCTCAACATCTTTTACAAGTTTGTCCATATCATCCTGCAAATGTTTGAGTTCATTAGCATGAGTGGCAAGTTCCCTTGCTGTTACTATTTCGGGGTCATTTATCTGGAGTTCCATTAACATTTCCACCGTTTTAAACTTGCTGCTTTGCGTGTTGGTTTGCCGTTTTCATCTTTCATTGGTCCGGGCATTCCACTCATTCTTGCACAAAATGACTTTTTACGCGGTCCACCTTCTGGCTGAGGAGCTTTAAGATTACTGCCAGTTTCTCGGTTATACTTTGCCCGACCCTTAGCAGTAAGTCCAGCCCCCTTAGAAACCGGGAGTTTTTCGCCTCTTCCAATTGCAAGGCTGGGTCCTTTCTTCTTAGTAGCCACATTAGTTACCCATAATGAACTGTTTGAAATACTATATTAGTTACAACCATATAAATACCGTTTTGCGCTAAAACGCCTTCACCCGGCAAAATAACTTGAAATGGTTGTACTCCTGTAGTTGTATTATAACTAAGTAAAAATTTATTAGTTGAATAAACACAAGCTGTGCCACCAGCAATAGTGCCAGTGTTTAAATCTGTAATAGTAAATGTATCGGCAGTTAAAACAGTAATAATGTAATTATTAGCTACAGCAGAAACGCTAGAAGCAGCCGCAAATGTAATACCAATATTTTGCCCTGTTGTTAAACCGTGAGCTGTTTTTGTCACTGTTACTGTATACCCAGAACGAGCATATGTAGCCGATACAGGAGCGGTTGTTGTATCAAAAACATCAATACTACCAGCCGTACCATTACCAAGATAAACTAAGTTTTTAAGGCGTGTACGCCCTGACACCATAAGACCAGAACCGCTAAGGTGCGAGCTTTTTACATCATATTGCATTGTCATAATTAATCTCCTAAGTTTTTAAAAAGGGGCCGAAGCCCCCCGGATTAATTAGTCAAAGTTACCATATGGATACGATGTTTGTGTACCAATGTTATTATCAGGCTGGCTATACTGTAAAGTAAAGTTGTATTTACCAGTTAAAGAAGTGCGTGTATCTAAAGCAGTACCAACAATAGCAATAGTTACAACAATCTGTGATACATTTGGTGAACCAGACTGCAATATATCTGTACTAGTTGCTGTTTGATTGGTCATCTGCGTAGCCGTAAAAGTAGCTAAAGATTGGCGACCAACAGCTGATATAGCACCAGTAGCAAAATATGTAGGTGTACCAGCAGCGGCTGTATAATTATTAGAAACATAAACAGTTTGTGAAGTAATAGCCGCCGTACCACCAGCAACTGCTGCCAAAGCCAATACATCAACATAAATGTTATCTAAATCAGCGCCTGTTGGAACATAAAAAACTACACCACGATAAACGTTGGTAGCTGTATCAGCGGGGATTGTTTGTGCTACCGATGGATAAACCGAACTAGATGGCTGATAAATAATAGCATTTGAGTTAGGAATACCATTAGAGTTAACAAATTGACCAGAACTACCCCCGTATGTCGGTGTAGCAACAGTAGTATTAGAAAAGTCTAAATCAGCATTTTGTACTAATTGTGAGTAACCTACGTTACGAAATGTTCCAAAACGTTTATCGCCCGATAGAATTGGACCTTCAAAAGTTGCGCGTGCCATATTAATTTCCTTATGCAAAAGAGCCTATCCCAATCGTTGCATCGTCTGCTGGGGCAGTGGCGGAATAAGCAATCACCCAGTTATTCATAGTATACATTATTTCTGGTGTTGTGCAATGTTTTTTGTGTAAAATATGGGTTAAATAGGAGGTGTTATGAGTTACTGGCTAATTATCATTACGGGCTTAATTTATGGCTATATAGCTGCTGAACAAGCAATTAAAGGTAATATACCTATGGCAATTGTATATGGCGGATATTCGTTTTCAAATGTTGGTCTTTATATAATGGCGGCTAAATAATATGACTACGATTATTGGCGATGCGAAAAGAAAAATTATTGTTTCAGATAGTCAATATTCAGATACTGATTCATCTACAAAAGCTTTAGATAACGAAAAAGTATATAGGGTTCCTCAAGGTTGGCTTGCTGGGGCGGGGGATGTTACTAGTATTCAAGAAGTTGTCCAATATTTTAAAGACGGCAAAAAGGGGAAAGCCCCAGTTATTAAAGATGCTGATGATGCTGACTTTATGCTATTATCAGAAGACGGTATATTTATTTCAGGTAAAGACTTAAGATTTTCAAAAATATATACTTATGATGCATTAGGTAGTGGAACATTAGCAGCATTAGCAGTTATGTCATTGGAACACACAGCTGAAGAAGCTTGCTGGGCGGCCTGCCAAAGCGATATGTATTCCGGCGGTCAAGTTAAAGTTTATTCTTTTGATAACAGACAACCTACTATATACATTAAAAATGCCCTATAAAGACCCTGAAACAAGAAAGAGAAAAAATGCAGAATATTCCAAAAAATACTACGAAAGTAGAAAAGAAACCGAAAAAATAAGATTAACGGCTACAAGAAAAGAAAGAAAAGCCGAATGGGTAGCCTACAAAGCTACTCTTAAATGTACACAATGCGGGTTCAACCATCCTGCCGCTTTAGACTTTCATCATACAGACCCAAAAACTAAAGAAGGGGCTGTTAATAAATTTGTATCTGATGGTATGTTTGCTAAAGCATATAAAGAAATAAAAAAATGTATTGTGCTATGTTCTAACTGCCACAGGTTATATCACTACAATGAAGCCTTAGAAAGAAAAACCCCGCCTTGTGAGCGGGGTCTAGTTGGGTAGGAACATTCGATTAGAATGAACCAGAACTTCCCCATGCGCCTAGTGGGTCAGACCAGCCAAAAGAATAACGCTCGCGTGATTTATAACGTACATTCCCGGTATCAAAATCCCCATCCATTGAATTCTGGAGTGGTGTACGAACGAAGTGCTTGAGTCCATTAGGAACATCAGTTAACAAGAACCATGCATTAACGTCAGTCAAGAAGTGGTTAACTGTGTAACCTTCTGGAATTGTACCGTTATTGTTGATTGCGCTGATGTCATTGTTGTTAGTACCAACACGTAACTTAGTTTCAAGTAAACGAGTAGCAACGAACATTAATGCAGGAGGAACAACCAACTTGCGTGGCTTAGCAGCGATTAACAAACTACGCTCATCAGTCCAAGCAGCGATTTGAATAACAGCAGCTTCTAAAGAAGTTTCATTCAAATCTACTTGAGTTGTAGGAGTGTTAGAGTTAGTACCACCAGATACGAGAGGATGCGCTGTATTGAACAAAGATACGTTATCGCCACCTACGTAGCTTGAACTAAAACCGTTGTTTAACACAGATGCAGCTTTAACTTGCTTAGTGTACGCCATACCACGAGCTAATGCTTTAGTGTAACGAGCAGACAATGAGTCATACAAGTTATCTTCAATTGCTTCTTCAGTAATTGAGAATCCTAAAGCAATGGTTTCGTGTGAGTAACGAGTTGTCCAAGCTTCTTGCGCATTGTCATAAGCAATCGCAGCGCCTTCAGACTTAACTGGGGCAGCTGAGAAACCTGACAACTTAGTTTCTTCTTCGAATGAACGCTCAGAACTCTCGATTTCATAAAGTTCTTTGTGCTCTTCACCATAACGTGCATACTCAAGACCAAACAAGGCATTGAGGCCGGGTAATAACTCTTTTAGGAGTTGTGAACGTGAAATAGCCATTTTTTAGCTCCTTGATTAGTTAGTAGTTCCGGCAGACTGATAATACGCATGTACGCCAAAGTTTAATTTGACTATACAATCTGTATAAGCATCGCCAGGGTTAGATGGGAAGTTACCACCGAATGTTGAGTTATCGTTAACTAAATCAACGATTTTGCAAGCTAAAGCTGAAGTATTAGCAGCTGAAGAAGCTAAAGCAACAACGGAGTTACCTGTACTTGTATTACCAGTAGTGCTAGAAGTACCGCCAGTAAAGTTAGCTAAAGCGATTGTTTTACCGATAGAAGCAGCGGTAATAGAACCTAAAGACTGAACTTGGAACAAGCAATCTGGGTCATCCATAATACGAATGAAAATATTTGTGTAACCAGCGTTAAGTGCGCCAGCGGGCAAATATTGAGCATACAAAGGATAGCCTAATTGTTGACCAGATAACTGGTAACGAACGCCAACGCAAACACCTGTAAGTCCTACAGATGAAGTTGTTGGTGTAGCTGTTACTACTGTAGGCTGACCAGCAGAAGCCGCGCCTAATTGAACCAAGTCACCGTTATAGATAGCCGCAGTATTGTTTACAGTTAATGGAATCTCACGAATCACACCACCGTTAAATGCTTGACCACCGATAAGGTTAATTGGCTTTAATCCATAAGGACCAGAGAATGTTGCCATTTTAAACCTCCAATATTAAATTAATAAAAAATTATTTACCGCCGAAAGTAACTTTGGTAGACCTATCTTTAAACATAGGCATACGTGGGTCGTTCTCTCTTAAATACGTGTTGTCCACTGAGTCCATTTGAGATTCGGCAAGCTTTGCGTAATGCTTAGCTCTTTGTTCCATCATCTCTCTAGGTGCTCGGCATAATACTAAACCACCAATTTCAATTGAACCTTTAAACTGTCCATCAATGGACGCGTGGGTCATAGCTTCAGGATAGTCTTCTGCCTTTACAGGTTCAAACCCCTCCCTACGGCTTTTAGAGATATTCATTGGGTCAGACGTTCCCATTAAGGAAGTTCTGCACCATCTATGTACCCAACCTTCACGAGCATCAATCCTTGGCAGCGTTTCAGGTGGTGCCCATGTATGCACGGGTCGTACCTCTTGTTCGCGGGATTCTTGTTCACGATTTAATTTGATTGTTCCAGTAGTCATTATCTATCTCCATTCATTTGTTCGGCAACCTTGCGGGCGTATAATTCAAGTGG